TTAAGAATGAAAGAGAAAAAAGAGAATTAAATCGCCAAAGAGCAAATAAAAGGTAATATATAAGAAAAGGTTTTGTTAATTTGTGGCACAGGCTAATGTAAAACTTACTGTTGATGCTTCGCAAGCTACAAGAGCATTACAAGGTGTTCAAACAAAAACTACAAAATTACAAGGCGCCTTTGGAGCATTAAAAACAGCGGTTGCGGGGATTGGAATAACAGTTTTAGCAAGACAGGCAATAAATACATCAGCTAATTTTGAAAAATTAAATGTAAGGTTAGGACTTTTAACAAAGGCTTCAGGAACTTTTGCAAGGTCACAGGAGGTCGCCGCAGAAGCGCAAAAATCTTTTGGATTAAGCGCTACAGAAGCACTTGAAGGAATAACAGATATTACAGCAAGATTACAACCTTTGGGAGTTGGAGTTGAGGATATAAGAACAACATTTATCGGTTTTAATACTGCGGCAAAACTGGCGGGGGCGTCTGCGATGGAGTCATCAAACGCATTTAGACAATTGGCGCAGGCTTTAGGTTCTGGTCGTTTACAAGGCGATGAATTTCGATCAATCGCAGAACAAGTACCGACCCTTTTGGCACCAATAGCAGAAGAATTAGACACAACAGTTGGCGGATTAAAAAAATTCGCTTCTGAGGGTAAATTAACAAGTGATGTTGTTATTAGAGCTTTAAAAAAAGTTGAGCTAGAGGGCGCCCCTGCACTCAAAGCATTGTTAGAAAATGACCCGACACAAGTATTTAAAAATTTAGGAAATGAAGCTGAAAACCTTTCAAGAGCATTTGGAGACCTTCTTGCCCCTGCTGTTTTACCAGTTATCAAAGCATTAACAAAATTAACTGCGGCTGCAACTGATTTTGTAAATTCTCCAATAGGAAAAACTGCCGCAATATTTACAGCAATTGCACTTGCAGCAAAAGGTGTTGCATTAATTATTCCTATTGTAACTTCAGGATTAATTGCTTTGGCTGCCGCTGGCGGTCTTGCAACTGTCGCATTAAATGCTTTACCTTTTGTTGCTATAGCAACAGGTATTGGAGCTATAATTACACAACTAATAAAACAAAAAGAAGAACAAGATAAACTTACTGACGCAATTAAGAGAGGAGAATTAGCACAATTAAGAGCAATAGAATCTGATCTTAGCGCAAAAATGGCAAAAGAATTTGCCATAATTAATTCTTCAAATGATAAGAGATCAATCGCAGCGGCAGAAAAAAGGCTTGCTTTATTGAGAGCGCAATTTACGCCTATAAGAAATAGAATTAATGAAGTAATTAAAGAAAATGCTTTAGAAGAAAGAAAAAATGAAATTACGAAAGAAAATAAAGAAATACAAGAAGAAATAAATAAATTAATAAAAGATAATTTGGCAAAAAATATTGCTTATGAACAAGCAGAAATGGATGTTGTAGATGCAAAAGGAAAATTAATAGACAAATTAAGCGATCAAAGAGCTTTGGCACAAGCCGCGCTTGACGGCAATTTAGAACAAGTGCAAACACAACAAGAAATAAACGCTCTTGTTGCAATTCATGGCGAAGGAATGAGAGATATTATTACAGCATATATTGAAGGAACAAATGCACTCAAGGCACAAAAAACTGAAGCTGACAAGTTGCAAGAAACATTTGATGCGATTGGTGCTTCTATAGAATCGGATATAAAAGATAATTTAAGAGAAGCAATTATTGGGGCGCAATCTTTCGGGGATGCAATGAATAATGTACTTAATAGAATAAAATCAAAATTAATTGATTTGGCGCTTGATAAAATGTTTGATGGTTTTCAAGATAGTTTTTCTGGTAATAAAAACGAAAAAGGTGGTCTTGGTGGTTTCTTGGGTGGTCTTGTCGGTGGTTTATTTAGAGCAAATGGTGGGTCGGTCAAAGCAGGTCAACCTTATATAGTCGGAGAACGTCAACCAGAATTATTTGTTCCTAACAGATCAGGTACAATTTTACCTTCTGTTCCGTCTGGCGATAATATTACAAATATAGTGAATGTATCAGTAGATGCTTCTGGTAGTTCAGTTGAAGGGGATGGTGCAATGTCGCAACAATTAGGACAGACAATTGCTTTAGTTGTACAAGAAACTATCGTAAGAGAGAAAAGAAACGGAGGATTATTGGCATAATGGCAACTTTTCCAAGCATTACACCCGCCTACGGAGAAACCCAAACGATTGAGCAAGATAATATTGTTGTAAAACTTGGCGATGGATATGAACAAAGATTGGTCAGAGGTTTAGCAGCAAATAAACGCTATCACGTTGTAAGTTTAGTTTTTAACATCACACAGTCTCAGGCAGATACAATCAACACATTTTTAAATGCACGTTTTGACGATCAAGATGCTTTTCAGTACACAATAGGCGGCGAGTCATCTGCTAGAAACTTTAAATGTACTAGAAGAAGTGCATCTATACCTTACAACAACAGAGTCACAATGAACTTGACTTTTGAAGAGGTTTTTGAGGCTTAATGGCAATACCACATTCTGAACTGCAAAAAATTAACCCTAATTCAATAATTGAATTGTTTGAGTTAGAACTTGTTGAGGGTTTGCATTATGCAACTGGTAATCCAACAAATGTCCCTACAATCTACCGCTTTCATGCTGGCGGTAATATAAGTACCTATGCGAATATTGTTTGGCAAACAAATACTTACGAAAGATTTCCAATAGAAGCAAAAGGTTATGAATATGCAGGGGAGGGAAAAATTCCAAGACCTACTTTAGTTATGAGTAATTTAGGTGGTATTACAAGAGGGGGTTCAGTTATCAGGGTCACAGATTTATTAATCACAGTAAATTTAGTGACACCTCATAATGATTTGCTAGATGCAAAAGTAACAAAAAGAACCCTTACAGCTGATGCTTTAGATGCAAGTAATTTTGAGGGCAATACAAACCCTTTTGGCACTCCAAGTTCAAATGAATTACCACAAGAAATTTATTTTATTGACAGAAAAATCCAAGAAAGTAGGGACGTTGTTTCATTTGAATTAGTAAATAGACTTGATATGGAAAACAAAAGAGTACCAGCAAGACAAGTTACAAGAAAAGACTTTGAAGGTGTTGGCACGTTTGTAAACTAATTATGAATGAATCTTGTAAATTACAAGCTATAGCACACGCTAAAGAGGAAGCACCAAAAGAATGTTGTGGATTATTTATAAAAACTGAAAAAGGCTTTGAATATTTTAGATGTAAAAATGTTGCTTATGAATTTGAAGTTAATTCTTTTGTAATTGATCCTTTTGATTTTGCAGATGGAGAAGATAAAGGAGAAGTTGTTGGTGTTCTTCATTCACATCCACAAAACGTTTTAGAATTTTCGCCAGAAGATATTGCAAGTTGTAATTCAATACAAATACCTTTTTATCTTGTTTGTCCAGATTTAGATAAAATGATTGTAATTCAACCTGAAAAAGATGCTTAAAAAAATAAAAGTTTACGGGTTTTTAAGAAAATTTACAGGTCAAAGTGAATTTATGGCTGATGTTAATTCTCCATATGAAGCATTTAGTTTTTTATTTTGTAATTTCAAAGGTCTTGAAGAAAAAATGACAAAACAACTTTTTTGTGTAAAAGTAGGCGACAAACCAATTACAGAAGATTTTTTAAATATAAGAACAGAGCAAGAAATAAAAATAATACCTCTTGTTCATGGAAACTTTTATACTTTAGTCTTTGGTTTAGTTCTTAATTATGTAGCAAAAGAATATGTAAAACAGGTTATTGTTAAATATGTTTTGACTTACGTTGCTTTAAATATGATTCAAAAAGGTGTAAATGATTTACTTTCGCCTCAAGAGCCAACACAAAATAGAGATTCAGGGCAAGACCCATTAGACCCATCTGCATTGGCAAGTAACTATTCATTTACAGGGCTGACAAATATTTCTCAGGCAGGTGTTCCCGTCAATTTGGCATATGGCGAAATATTGGTCGGTTCTATTGTGGTTTCAAATGGAATTGATACAGTTCAAGTTGAGGGTACAAACTAATGAGCATAAAAGAATTTGACCAAAGTACAACTTTTTCAAATCCTGATTTACCTAGTGGAGCTTTAAGTTCAAAACAATTTAATACCGTTGTCGAGCTTCTTTCTGAGGGAGAGATAGAGGGAAGTGCAACAGCATCAAAAAATGGAGTTACAGATAAAACATCTACTGCATATATAAATAGTTTTAAAAAAGATATTTTCTTAAATAAAACACCAATATTACAAGCGGCTGCAAGTGTTACAGCACCCCAAGATAGTGATTTTAACTTTCAAGATGTTGGCCTAGATTTTAGAGACGGAACTGCAAATCAAACATTTATTTCTGGAATTAAAAATATAGAAACAGAAGTAGGAATAGGCACAGAAGTTACAACTTCAAATCCAGTTACACATACAGTCAGTCAATCAACAATAAATGCGGTAAGAGTGACCTTACAGTTTCCCTCTATGCAATTTTTTAATGATGAAGGTGGCATTGATGGTGTAGAGGTTCAATTAAGAATCAAAGTTATTGAAAATGATGGAACAACAACAACAGCGGTTGATGACACCGTAAAAGGAAGATCAACAAACGCGTATTTTAGAGACTATTTAATAAACCTTGCAAGTGGTACATCATTTCCAGTACAGATAAGAGTTGAAAGGGTTACAGCGGATAGCACAGACGCAAATACTGTTAACGCTTTTAGATTTAATTCTGCGACAAATATAATAATGAAGCAAAACGCATATCCAAATACAGCACATACAGCCTTACGATTTAGTGCTGAAAAGTTCCCAAGAGTGCCTAATAGACGTTATCGAATAAGAGGAATAAAAGTAAAAATCCCGTCAAATGCAACAGTAAATGCAACACATGGCAATCTTACTTATGCTGGCACATGGAACGGCACTTTTAAAGCAAGTAAAGAATGGTGTTCAGACCCAGCTTGGATTTTGTATGATTTATTAACCAATGATCGTTATGGTTGTAATATTGCTGAATCTTCACTTGATAAATTTAGTTTTAAAACTGTTAGTGAATATTGTGGTGCTTTAGTAGATGCTGGCAATGGCGATGGAAGCACAGAGCCAAGATTTTCAATAAATGCAAATATTACACAGCAATCTAAAGCATTTGACCTTATTAATGCTTTATGCGGCTCAATGAGAGCTATTGCTTTTTACGCAGCGGGTTCAGTTTCTATATCTCAAGATGCGGAAGGAAAAGCAACTAAATACATATTTAATAACTCAAATATTACTGAAGATGGATTTGTTTATAATGGCTCAAGTTTAAAAACAAGACACACAGTAATCAATGTTCAATATTTTGACATGATTACACAAGAATTAGATATTGAAACTGTCGAAGCTGACGCAGCAACACAAACAAAATATGGAGTAGTAACAAAAACTATAAA